AATGCATACAAAAGAGCTCGAAGAGCCGGAGAGTGAGCAGTAGCAAGGGGGAGCAGAGGGTTGTTGACCCGATGTTCCTCACTTTTGGGCACATTTTTGGCCCCCCGTCGCTACATTCCAGGGGCGTGCTCGAGAGCAGGGTCAATACACGCCCTTGCTCATTTTCTCAAAATTTTTTTATATAAAAAAAATGGAAAAATTACCCGGAATAAAAAACCGCGGCAGTCAGGTCCACCAGTCGAAAAAAAAATACCGCCGCCAGGATAATGAGTTAGAAGAAAGCGATTTCCAGGAATTACTCGAAGAGGCAATGCAGCGGCTCAAAGAGTGTCACGATAATGCCTTAGCACATTACAGGAAAAAATGGACAAAACAGAATTAGCTTCCACGCTTGCAAAGTTCCAGAAAAGATATGTCAACAATCCCCGCCTGTTTGTCCAGGAGATCCTGGGAGCAACTCCGGATGACTGGCAGGGTGATGTTTTAGACATGATTGCTGGCGCTGGCAAGTATGATTCGCAGCGTCGTAAAATTTCAATAGTCTCTGGACACGGAGTAGGTAAAAGTTGCTGCGCCTCATGGGTAGCACTCTGGCACATGATCTTCCGGTTTCCCCAAAAGTGTATAATAAGCGCCCCCTCACACTCCCAATTACATGACGCTCTAGGTTCAGAGGTACGCGCCTGGGTTACTGTTCTGCCGGATGTCATAAAAGATAGCCTGGACGTTTTGTCTGAGCAAATTCGGCTCAAGGCTGCACCAAATGAGAGCTTTATTTCGTTTCGAGTAGCAGCCAAGGAGAATCCCGAGACCCTGGCTGGAATTCACAGTGAGAACGTCCTCCTCGTTTGCGATGAAAGTTCAGCTATTCCGGCGGAGATATTCGAGAGTGCTGCTTCGTCACAAAGCGGTAAACACGCTTCGATTTTATTGTTAGGAAACGGAACCCGGGCCACAGGTTTTTTCTATGACACGCATCACAAATTTGCACGAGACTGGGAGACCCGGCGAGTTTCCTGTTTAGATTCAAAGAGAGTCTCGAGGGAGTTTATAGAAGAAATCAAGGCCAGATATTCTGAGAATTCCAACCAATGGCGAGTCAGGGTGCAGGGTTTATTTCCGGAGGCAGATGAGGATAGTATTATTCCGCGGCATTTAGTTGAATCAGCGATAGACCGTAAAGTAGACCCACTTGGCGGCCCTGTTACTATTGGCGTGGACGTGGCGCGTTTTGGTCAAGATTCCTCTGCGATTTGTCTCCGTCAGGGGAATACTCTCATGGGCCAGGTCAAGACAAAGCGCGGCCTGGACACCATGCAAGTAGCTGGCTGGGTTCGATCAGAGATGGACGAGCTCAAGAAGGGAAAATACGAAATTGGTGATATTTGTATTGACAGCATAGGAATCGGAGCGGGGGTAGTCGATAAGTTGCTTTCCGACGGTATAGATTGCCGCGGAGTCAATGTTTCTGAGGCACCCAGTATAAAGGGGCAGCATCTCAACTTACGCTCCGAGTTATGGGAGAAATGTAAACAATGGTTCGAGGGGCGCGATGTAGTGATCCCCAATGACGAGCAATTAATCGCAGAGCTCTGTTCGGTACGCTACAACTACTCTACTTCCGGAAAGATCAAGGTGGAGTCGAAAGATGAGATCCGGCGCCGTTTAGGAAACAATGCATCTCCGGATGCAGCGGACGCGCTCATCCTAACTTTCAGTCATTATGCGACAAAGGGCTCGGTTCCCTGGAACAAGCCATTAATTAGAGAGATAAAGGGGATAGTTTAATGGACGCAAAATTACATGAAGAGAGCTCCGCTTTTGTAGCCCGGAAAGAGTTTGACGCTGAGACTTGTTCGAGGATTATTGATTTAGCAGAGGGAAAGTGGCAGCCTTCTTTGGTGGAGGGATCTTCCGGAGAAGATGGTCCTGACGCGAATTTGCGGATCAGCGACATTTTTTTTACACAGGAGCAATGGATCTTGGACATCATTTGGCCTTACATGGCCGCTTATAATAATGTATCCGGTCTTAATTTTGATATTAGTTCAGTTGAGCAGTTACAATTAACAAGGTATCCCCCCGGCGCGTTTTATGATTTTCACATAGACGGGTTCGGAACCAAGCGTTTTTCGGTAAAAGGTAATGTCCGAAAAATATCTCTTTCGATACAATTGAATGAGGATTACCGTGGCGGCGAATTTCAGATAGCTCGTTGCAGACAGGGGGAGATTGAAATTGACACCCTGGACAAATCGACGGGTTCTTTAATTTTATTCCCCTCCACTCTCGAGCACCGAGTCGCCCCTGTCACGAGCGGTATACGCTATTCCTTGGTAGCGTGGTTCCTTGGTCCGCCTCTAAGATAATCGGACTTACTTCGGACTGTCCGATGAAGTCCGACTTTTTTTATTATTATCTTGATCCAACCTCGAATCACAGTTAGCGTGCCTCTACTTGTTATGTCTGAATTTATATATCCTTTTTCAAATAGTAGATGGCGCAAACAGATGCGGAGGTCAGAGCTCAGACCGCGGAGCTAGAACAAGAGCAAATTGATTTGGCGGGTGATGAGCCAATGGATGAAGAGCTCCTGGAGTCAATAGTTGCGGGGCTTATTGAAGACGCTCAGGATTATATTGATCATAGTGAAGCCCAGGACCGTAACCAGGCGATGGACTATTATCATGGCCGCCCCTTTGGCAATGAAGAAGACGGGCGCAGCCAGGTAGTAGATCGCACCGTACGGGACACAATAGCTCTGATGATGCCGCAAATTATGCGGACATTCTACGGTTCAGAACGTGTTGTAGAATTCCAGCCTCGAGGTCCCGAGGATGTTGCAATGTCAGAACAAGCCACGGACTATGTAAACCAAGTTTGCATTTCCCAGGACAACGAAGGTTTTTCGACTTTTTACAATATCTTCCGCGATGCCCTGGTTAAAAGAGTGGGGATAGCAAAAGTATATTGGGAGCAGCGCGAGGAGGTTGAGCACGAAGAGTATACCGGGCTGGATGACCAAAGTCTTGAAGCTCTGATGTCGGATCCAGACATTGAAGGATCCTCGCTGGAATCTTATCCGGATCCTAATTTCGTACCTCCACCACAACCGCCCCCACAACCGATCTCTCCCGACGGATCGCAGCCCGTGCCGCAAACGAACATGGAAGCTCCGATGCTGCATGATGTCGTGATCCGTCGTCTCACAAAAGATGGAAAAATCAGAATAGAGTCTTTGCCTCCAGAGGAATTCATCATCGACCGCCGGGCTAAAGGTTTAGGTGAGGATGAGTTCACGATTTGCGGACATCGACGTTATCTGACCGTCAGCGAACTCACCAGTATGGGGTATTCATATGAAGAAATGCTTGACCTGGCCGGGGATACAGATGCTTTCGGCACGAATACAGAGTTTATATCACGCAACCCGATGGGTAATTACGCAGATCAGTTGGACGCTGGGGAAGCGAACAAGAGGGTTCTTTACGTTGAAGCATATGCAAAAGTTGACTACGCTGGCAACGGAATCGCTTCTTTGCGGAAGTTTTGTTGCGCTGGTTCTCATTTTAAAATCCTGCACCATAGTCCGGTCAATCAATTACCGTTTACCATTTTCTCCGGCTACAAGGAGCCTCACCTTTGGAAGGGACATAGCGTCGCGGATTTCACAATGGACCTACAGAAAATTAAGAGCTCCGTTCTCCGCTCAACACTAGACAGTCTGTCACGCTCAATATTTCCTGATACCTGGATGGTGGAAGGTAGTGTTTCGCTGGATGATTTAACTTCGACGCGTAACGGGAAAATTATCCGGACTCGAGCTCCGGGGATGATGGGTGAGCTCAATCGTTCATTCAACGGGAAAGAATCGTTTCCGATGCTTCAGTATTTAGACGAGCTTCGCGAGGCTCGCACCGGAATGAGCAAGGCGAGCATGGGCCTTGACGCTTCAGCCCTCCAATCCAGCACCAAAGCGGCAGTTTCTGCAACCGTAGCAGCATCGGCTGCACAATTAGAGCTCCTATGCCGGGTATTCGCAGAGACAGGCATGAAGCCGCTTTTTAAAAAAATATTAAAGCTACTCCATACACACCAGGACAAGGCTCGAATGGTCCGTTTACGGAACGAATGGGTGCAGATTGATCCAAGTACCTGGAACGAAATGGACGTATCAGTGAACGTAGCTCTCGGCCTGGGAACAAACGAAGAGAGAATGGGGATGCTGGCGGGTCTAGCAGCGAAGCAAGAACAAATTTTAGAGAAGCTGGGACCAGAGAATCCATTATGCAATTTCCAGCAATATCACCATACTTTGTCAAAGATGACAGAGCTTTCCGGACATAAAGATGTCCAGTCTTTCTGGACTGATCCAAGTACTTATCAAGCTCCGCCTCCGCCTCCTCCGCGCGAGGACACACCGGATGAGATTTTTGCAAAAGCAAACGCTGCTAAGGCGACCGCGGATATCACCAGGGACGTGGAGAAATTAAAATTAGATCGCGAGAAAATGATACGCGAGGATGATTTGAATAGGGATAAATTAGATGCAGAGCTTTCCATGAAAAAGGACGAGCTCGAGAATAAATACCAGACAACAATAGATCAAACGGCAATTCGAGGTCAGATTGAAAAGGACCGGGAGCAGATAAAGCTGGAGCAAATGCAACAACAACAGGCTCCACCGATGCCCCCTGGCGATATGAACCCGGAACAGATGGGTCCGTCGATACCGGACTTTCCACCTGACCAGATGCCATCATGACTAAAAAGAAAAAAGGGATCTCTGAACCGAAAACACCGGATGAGAAGATCCGACAAGGAACAGCCGCGGCAGCGGTTGTAAATTCTCCAGTTTTCCAGGATGCATTTGAGATCCTGGAACAGAGATATATTAGCAACTGGGTTTCCAGTTCGATTGATGATAAAGACAAACGCGAAGTCCAGTTTATGAGTTTGCGAGTCTTATCTGAGGTCCGCCTGGAGTTAGAATCCATGATAAATAGCGGTAAATTGGCCGCGAGACACAATCAATAGGGATTCGCTATTAGCGAACAACCCGGAAAGTAAAATATGGCTGAAGAAATCGAAGGTGAACAAATACCGCGAGCGGGAACGTCACTAGATGAAGCAGCACAAGTTTGGGGTAAGGAATTGGCCCTCGAATCTGGCGCAGAGCCAGAGAACGAAGATAACCAACCAGACCCGGAGGTTCCCGAAGAAATAGAGGAACCAGAGGATGAGCAGGAGGAGGAATTAGAGGAAGAAGAAGAAGACGAGAAAGCAGAACCAGAGCAACAACTTTACAAAGTGCGCTCGGATGGCGAGGACTTAGATGTCCCGTTGGATGAATTACTCTCCAGCTACAGTCGTCAATCTTCTTACACTAAGAAGTCACAAAGTCTTGCAGAGGCAAAAAAAGCCTTTGAGCAAGAGTCAGCAGATTCGAGAGAAATTAGAGCTCAAGCT